AGCCCTTTGTGAGTCAACACTCGCAATATAAGCATTGGTGTTGGCAAGAGCCGAACGTTCTGTAGATTGAACACTTGCGATATATGAATTAGTATTAGCTAGGTCCGAAGCCCTTTGTGAGTCAACACTCGCAATATAAGCATTGGTGCTGGCTAGGTCTGCATTATCTAAAGTGTCAGTTGCTAAGGGCGCTAATGTTTTGATGGTGTCAACATCACTCAATAATTGAATGAATGTATTAGCCCCAGATAAAGGATTAAGAACTGTAGAAATTGTTGCCATTTACTTACGCCTTATCTAACTTACTTACTAATGACAATAGCACACTCTCAATACGCATTAATCTTTCATCCATATGTTCATACTTTTCTTCTAAATTATCAATCTTTTGATTGTGTTTTTTTCTTTGTTTATAAGCCTTCAACCCTACCTGATCGACACTCAAGACCGCGTTACTTTCTGAATCCCGCACCAAGTTAGTATTGTTTTCAACGGGTATATACATATGTTTATTCCTATATTTGTAGCGCAATTGCTCTTAAATCTTTTACTCTTGGCACTACGTGTGACCCCGTAGTTGAACGAAGGACAATCTTTAGACTAAAATATTTATAAGTGTCAAAATGGGCATTAGATGTATTGAAGTAACGAATTACGTCATTATTACCGCTAAACTTAAATGCGCTAAGAGAAGTGGTGTTAGATGAAGGAAACCCGTACTCCAATTCAATGAAGTTATCCTTATTGACTATACTTGAAGTTGTGTTAGCTGCACTAATTTGTGTGAGTTTGGTGTAGTGTTTATCTCGGAAGTCATCAGGATCTTCGGCATTCTGAATCCTAGCATAAACATCGATTTCAGCACCAACTGGTTTGTATGCAGACAAAAACACCTTCAAGTCTTCGGCTTCTTGACCATCCGCAAGAACAATTTTCTTGGTGATGTATCTTGCCTGTGCATTTCCGAAATTGCCAAATTCACCAGTGTTATCATTATTGATAATGTTATGTATGGGAATGACAGACTTAGTTCTACCGATATCAATTACTGGTGAAAGACGATTAGAACCCGAAGACATTGTGCCACTTATACGTAGAGTTTTGGCACCGCCTGTGTTATTGATTTCATTTGTCCGACCAGCAATAATCTTTTCCCCCGTGACAAAATCATTATTTTCAAAGGCTTCAATAGGAGTCTGTGTTTGTGATAATGTATAATTGTTTGCTGTAGTATTAGCAGACCAAGAAATATCGGTATCAACGTACTTGGCGAATGAAAGTTTAGGCACAAGAACATCATACTTATAATCTCTAAGACCATAAACTTGAGCCGATGCATTACTTACCTGACCACGATAGAAACCATCATTGATAGTCGTATTCGAACTAAATGTTCCGGAAGAATTATTAGCAACAATTTCATTAGAAGAAGGATTGTAATATTGAATAAAGCCCGTAGCTGTGTTAGGTGTAAATGTGTTGACCACACCAGTAAAGGACCCTGAACCGTTTGCAAATGTCACAGTTGAACCATCAGCAACAGTGCCTTTCATATCAACTTTGATTGTTGGCGTTGCTGTTGTTGTTACGAGTTTACGAACCTTACCTGTATTCGAACCAAACGTTACCGTATCATTCACCGCAATAGAGGCGGCATTTGAAGTCATAGCAATTACAGATTCGCCTCTAATTTTCTCGCCGATATTGAACCGAGTGCCAGAGAACTGAGTAGCGTTTAGATATTCATCATCATCATTAGTATATACCGCTGTGCCGCTAACAGAATTATCGAAGTTGGCTCGCCAGATAGTAAACTGAATATCTTGGTTCTGTCTCGGTGTATACGTTCTATCGTTAGCTGAAGTAAACAACATACCAACTGCTGGCTGTTGATCGATCAGCGCATTTGTGGTAACATCAGTACCACCTAGTTCTGAAATCCACAAACGATAATCTGGATTAGACCCATCTGGTTTGACAACAAACGCATACTCCTTATCTCCCCGTAGATATACGGGCTGATCAAAGTAGAAAGGTGTTGGGGCATTTGCTGTGTCAGAAATATTTACATCCGATGGATCAATTCTTTTGTAACCAAATGGTACACGAATTGCGGTGATCTGACCGTTAACAACTTCACGAATTTCAATTGCAATACCTGATGTTGAACTTTTACGTTGGAAATATAGGTCGATTGCTGAAATAAAGAACCCATCAGCGCCCGTTCCAAATCCGTTATCAGCAAAATCAAGATTTTCAAACTCAAAATCGCCGACACGGAATGTTTGTGCGACGGGGTCTTTATGGGCTTGAATTCCTTCAAACTTGGAAGTGACGGTTCTACGTTCACTGACTGTATCATGTGACACCCTTGCTTCTCGCGTGTTGAATGTAATTCCGCGCTGAGAACTTGCCAGACCAAGTGATGTATAGTTGGTAACAGCCGAAGTTGTTTCCGTTCCGGTTTGTGTTGCGGTGTTAGCAATGTCAACTAGTTTGAATGGACGTTCGCCTTGACGAAACTTTAAGGTGTCGTTGTTAGGAATAATAAACACTCCAAACACGTCACCTTCAGAGTTAGTTTCTAGCGATTCTCCTAGAAGACCAGTATTGGCAAAGGAACTATTTGTTGGCGCAACATAATCATTTACTAAAATGTCATCAAAGTATGGAAACACCCGAGTGTTTGGTTTCATACCTGTACCACGGAACTGAACCAGACGCGACCGCATGAATGGTACGATATCAGTACGAGTTAGGAATGGACCAGATTTTTGAGTCCGATTGAATACATCAACATTCAATCGAGTGCCGGTCCGAACTTGATCCTGTGTGGTGGTAATTGTAACATCATCAATTGCACCATGTGAACCTGGGCGACCTTCAAAGTTTTCAAGCGATCCTGTACCGCCTCTTACGAATGCAACACCGTGAACTTCTCTGTTCTCTGTTGGTTGCCCGTCATTGTTCCATTCATTCCAGTTTGTCCCCCAAGCATCTTTTAGGTTAGACCAGTTAGAGGCAAGATCAAGATCCCACTGTACGTCTGGTTGTGTTGTTGTATCGACCCAATGATCTGCTTCCGGAAACAAGTCAAGATTACCAACCCAGTTGAATGATAGTTCACCGACAGGGTTGATTGTCTTAGAAGCCCAAGGCTGATCAATATGAATGTTATGAGTGAATGGTAGCGTTACCAAGTCGCCTTGTGTAGCATTTTGAACAGCCGCAATAGTGGCTGTGTCTGAAGTGCCATCGACTTTCAATGTAGCGGACGTTGTGAAATTACCACTAGCATTATGGAGGTACAATCTAACATTAGTTGAATTAGCAACAACTGTGCGAACTGTGCCCTGTGCAGTAGCAGCACCTAATGAGGTTCCTAGATAGACCGTATCACCGTTCTGATATGAGTCGGTGTTGGCTGAAACATCCAACCTAACATGCTTACCCTTTCTGGTCACATTTGTTGAAAGAGTATCATTAAAGGATATATCAATGTTTTGTGAATCAAATTTAGGTCTTAGTTCACCCTTGACTTTATCGATGGAAGCCGCGTATGATGGATCGGTTAGGTCAACATTGTTGTGTCCGAAAAAGGCATCAACAAAGATACCGTTTTTAAATCGATCTAGACCGTTACCGTCTGGGATAGATAAATCTCGCGCAGCCTTCTCTAGAATATTAAGAGCGGTATAATATTCTAGCCGATCAATTCGAGTGGTAATATCAGAGATATCTTCCATGGTATAACGGCGATGGAAGTATGGTTTAACTTTTACCGCCAAATCAACACGAGTGCCGCCGGTCTGTGGGTCAGTAAAGTTATATGCGTTTTCTAGCGATAAGGATGGAAATGGCGGAATGTTCAACAAAGACAGAGACATTGATTCCGCAGGTTCAACTGGTGGAAATGGCTTATCTGAAGCGATACCCTTGATGACTTTCTTCTTTCCATCCTTGCCAATAACTACACGGTCGATACGAGGTAAATAATGAATAAGATCAGATTCAAAGGTCTTATCGGGAACAGGCACATAGGAACCATCAGTGTCAACATCAACCGTTGTTGACTGTGCTGGGTTGACCGCTGAACCTGTTACCGTAATGACGTTTGTGTTAGCAGCCGAAGTTACTCGTGGGCGGAAATCTAATGAATCTCTAAGATCATAAACACGTTTAGAAGTTTTTGAAACGAAACGTGGAATCTCAGGCGTGGCAATAGCAGTTGTATTAGCGGTAGACTCGTTTGGATCAATTGAATAAGAATCGACTGAGAAGAAGCCAATACCTCCAGAACGGTCATGTTCAAAATAATCAATCTCAACTACCAATCGATCATCAGTAGTTAGTGTAAGATTGCTACCCTCTTTCTTTGTCAATAATGAATGTTTATAAAGGTTATCATCAGAATTTCTAATAATTCTAAACTCGGATGTTACATCACGGTTATTAGTTGAATAAGAAGAACCGATGTATACTTTGCGAAGATTGAAAACATCCGCAACACCTAAACCATAAGGACCTGTAATCCCCGCACTGTGAGATGATAGATCGAGACGAATGAATCTGTTTTTACGAACCGCCTTTGCAGCACCTACCGCTGACTCTCTTTTGTTGTTGAAGAAAACAGTAATGTTAGTTGAATTGGCAAATGTTTCTTTCAGATCAATTGAAGCAAGTGTACCAGAAGAAACAGATACGGTTCTCTCGCTACCAGACGTACCATTAGCCGTTAGATCGAAGATATATCCGGTCGGGAAAATCTTATGAACTTCTGACGTACCTGCTCCAGCGTCAGCAGCCAGACAATGAAACCCAGTGCTGATATCACCAATAGCGGGATTGGTTGTCATAACTGTATCGCTTGCAATATCAACAATTCGTGTAGTTACAGACGCCTGCCCGCTGGTGTTGGAAACTGAGATGTAATCGCCGACTCGGAAGTTGGTTAAGAACGTTGTACTGTTACCAACCAACGTATTGGCAATCAATGTGTTAGCAACTGCACCAAAAGGTTGTTTGACTAGACCTGGAACACTAGCAGTTTGTGCAGTAGCACCAGCCACAGCGATAAATTCTCTTTTTTGCGTATCGTTCAAAGAGCCAACGCCATAAGGGAACTCCTCAGTTCCACCAGCATGAACCCCTGAGATTGAAAGAGAACCAACCCCAGTTGTGTTAAATGAAATCGTTGCTTTATCTCTAAACTGATAAGAAGCGTTTACAGTGCCTGTGTTTGTTGTCAGTTGCTTAGTAGCCTGCACACCAAGAGCGTAGACGTTTCGATTGAAGTCTGGTTCTTTCAAAATTGCTTTCGTTACAGTAGAAGCCACTGAACCACCACCTGTTGTACCGATAACGACAGTTTCAAGAACCGCGTCGGCAAAACTGTTAGGACCAGATGGATTGTTAACAAAGAATGATCGAACATCACCGAATGATTTGCCTGATGCAGTCATATTGATATCAAACAAATAAAGTCGATATGTACCCGACTTCTGTCCCATTGTACCGCTTTGATGTTGAATACCACGAACCTTAGCAGTACCAATCTCAGCACCAGGTGCAGAACCAGCACCCAAAGCAATACTTGCACCGCTAGTGGCGGTAGCGACGGTGTCGCGCAACGAAATACTTTGAACGGTAGTTGGGTCCCAAGGACCAACAACCTCATTTACAATTACGTAGTTACCATAATTTGTTGTGACATTAATTCCAGTTTCATGTTTAGTATCAGTTGCTTTATCGGTTTCAATAAACTCGGTAGTTAACGTTTCGTTGCGATAACCCATAACATAAGCGATACCAGGTTCAATACCGATAGCAAGTTTGTCTTTGTCGCCACCTTCACCCGCTGTGTAGCGACCAAAATTAGTTCCTGTATTCAAATGCTCTTTTACATGAGTATTAATTTGTTTTAATTGATAGTTGCCAGACTCTTCGTAAGTTCTTTTTGCCAGTTCTCTACCGATACTATCAAATACCGTATCACCTCTTACGATACGAACCTTGCCGTCTTCAACTTCAAAAATTGAGAAAAATGATTCGGTGTTTGCAGTCGCTACATTAGCAGAGGTAATCAGTGATTTTTTAGTTAAAGTAGGCGTTAGGACAAGACGATCAGCACCACGAGCAGAGGCGTTAAGCGAACCCGCAGCGTTGTCAAGAAGTGTTGTATCCGTTATGCTGGTTGAGATACTTTCAAGGATTTTAAACCCAACCTTGTATGAAGGTTTGGTAGAATATTTTTCTAAAATCAAAGTTTGTGACGCTACATTGATAAAGTGACCTTTTGAAAAGATCGTACCACCGCCAACACTAAAAACAGAACCGAAACCAAAAGCCCCAGACGCAATCGTGTTTGCGCGTTGCCCCGCTCCACCATCTACTGGTAGATAGACAAGTTCCTCGTTCAATCCAAAGGTCTTATTAGTTTTTGACGTGCCACTATCAATATATTTAACGAGCAATGTGTTATAGTCCGGAGCAGTGGCTTCGGCGCCTGCCGCAACAGAAATAACTTTAGCGCGTACACCGGTGGTCGCGCCCTGAACAATAGAATTTGAGAATGAAGAAACCGTTACCGTATTGCCACCCGAATCATTATCTCTTAACTTAATGAATGCAACGTTTGCATCATATTGAAAAGAACAGCCATCAATGATTGTCCCTTCTTCATATATGTTGTTACCAAATCTTTCAATCTGATTCTGTAGAATTGTCTGTAATTGATTTAATTCACGAGTTTGAACCCCAAGCGCGGGCTTAAAAAGAACCCGATGAAAGTTCTTTAGTTTAGCACTTGTTTCGAAATCATCGAAGTATGGCGATAAATTGAAATTGGTCTCTAATGACATTCTTTTTTACCTTAAAATCTAACGATCAATTTAATATCCTCTGTCTGGTCAGCAGCCCGGCTTACGGGTAATCTGTTTTCGACGTAAAGAATATCACCTTTGAAGTCCTGTAAGTCTCTACTATTTATAGAGGCTACAGTAGCGGTTTGGGTTGAGGTGTTACCTGTAATTGATTCTGCTACCTGAAATCTACCGTCTAAACCAGTGACACTAACTACACCTTCCGTACCAGTAGAGTTGGTGTTTGCGAATGAGATGAATCTGGCTTCAGCGCCACTTGTTCCGCCCGAAAGCATTTCGTCGGCTGAAAATGTGCCGGTCTTGCCTGTTACGGTAAGTTTTGTTGTCAAATCATATACCGTAGTGTTAGCAACATCCCCATTAGCAAGCAATGGGTCTCGCATCAACCCAACAATACGGAAATCGTTATTGGTGATAAACGTCCCTGATTCTGTACCAGTCATTCTAACGGTTAAAATTACATCTGTGGCACCAAGTTCTTTGACGGGATTAGAACCATGTCCTCCATACGGCGCAACACTACCAGAAGCGACAGCCCCTGTGCCATGAGTACTGTTAGCGGTAACTGACACGGCAAATTTACTATAATTATTACCAGTGTTAATCATTACAATTTGATTGATCGAATTACCAACAGTTGCGGATGAAAGTGCAGGGAGTGCGACGTTAGCATAAGCAAGCGCCCCCTGACCATCACCAGTAATTGTTACCTTTGGACCAACAATATACGTAGAACTTGTATCGGGGACTGGAGAGAAGGCGGTGTTAACTGTGGCTTTATTAATATCACCTTGATAATCTACAATCTCTCTTAACTGACCAGAACCAGTGCCGCCACTTACATAAACGGTTGACCCAACATAAGAATCATCGGTTGTGCTTGCATTGGTTAACTTGACGACAGTAGAACTATCGACATTTGCAAAGGTTCCTGTTGCAAATAGATAACCAGAACCAAATGTGGTAACGTCGATAAAGTCAACAGCACCATTAACCGCCGCTTGTTGTACATCAAACTGTAGACTGCCATCATCTGAAGAAAGTTGTTTGACTGGAATAAAGTTCGTAGTCGTAAACTTTAATACATCTGCTGGAGTAATATTGTACATAAACTTCCAACGATAACCATCAGCAGTGGTAAAGATAGAAGTACCAGTTGATGTTGGTTTTACTGTTGATAATGCATTATTGTTATTATCGATTACTTTATAAACATTATATTCATCAGTGACAACAAAGTAATTTGACGTATAAAGACTTGAATTAGAATCTGAATATGGAGTATATTGTTCACCTGAAGTCCAATTGTTTCGCGCGACTGCAAAGGTAACGTCACTTGATGTTACTCTTTTTGCGGCAATCATATTTCGCCAAATATTGAAATCAGAAGAAATTACGGTATCGATAGGTGTTGGGGGCGAGGAATCATCTGTCCACCCATGCGCACGACCAAGAAACATATAATACCTTGTATTGATATTATCTGCTTCCGTAAACGACTCTAAAAACTGTTCGGCGTTATTGAGTCTAAATTTATGTGTAATAATTCCTGGCATGTTCTATCTCTTTTGTGAATTTATATTATTTATAATGATTTAAGACAGAGTAAATTCGCCCGTAAAAATATCAAGGGTAATGAATTTATCTGTATCATCAACGTTTAAATTTGTCCATGTTTTAGAACCAACAGGACCACTAGTTCCCTCTGCTACAGGCGCAGAAGTTACATAGATATATGCGGTGGTTCCACTGTTTGGTTGTCCAACTTGTGGTCCTAAAGATGGACGACCGCCTTGTGTAGTGCTTCCTGTAACATATAAATCGGTTGTTGTATTAACATGACCTGATCCGCCACCACCAGCGGGTGATCTGACATGCGTTCCTTTCGCATCACCGCCAGCGCCGCCATAAAATCCACCTCCACCAGAACCACCCTGTTCAAAAGGATTATGTTGGTTATGCCCTCCACCACCAGCACTTAAAAATCCACCCGGAGTACCAAGTTGTTGGTCACCGGGATTTGATGGTCTACTACCAGCACCTCCACTAGATTGTGTGCCACCACTATTAGAATTACCTTCACCATTAGCCCCCACTGAACCACCACCTGCACCACCAATCTTTGAAGGGGCCGATGGACTTCTACCATTACCACCTGCACCACCAACTGCCGCTATGACACTAGGCACAGTAACTTGTGGTCTAGAACTTGCGGTAGAAATGAAAGCTCCATGCCCGCCCTTAGTTGCTGGTCTAGAGTCAGGGTGTACACCTTCAGGAGAAGTTACTTGACGATATAAAAGCGTGATAGGTGATGCAGAAGTTTGAGTACTTATTGTATAATCTGTACCCCCTCCACTAGCACCACCGCCGCTATTACCATAACCGCCTAACAAAATGAATCTATACTCACGATGTGAGGTGCCACCAGCACCGGCAAACCCACCAAATCTACCTACCAATGTATTAAACATTTTGTCTCCTAATATTCATCGACTTAAAATACTCTATCTGTTCCGAATTGAAATACTGTAGAGCATTTAAGTTTCTACCCTTATCTAGACTTGACCTAAATTCTAAAAAGTTATTAAAACCCCAAAGATTATCAATCTCTTTGCTTTTAAGTGTTTTGTTTTCTACATTCAAAAAATCATGTTCAAATCTTTTAATTTTAAAATAATCATAAATTTTATTTATAGTATCAGTAGGTTTATACACTACATCATCATATGTTATATGTAAGAAAGAATATTCATTTGTTTTAGCGCAATAGGTGAAAAATTCTCGATATCTTTCCATGGTATCACTAATTATATCAATTCTATCCGCTACCGCTTCTTCTATGCTTTTATTATTTTTTTCATAAAGATAAGCCCATGAAGTCATTATTTCGCTAACATCTCTTGTCAATATAATAATTTTTGGTTTATGACCAAATATATTTTCATACATTTTTAAATTTTCAAGATTACACCAATTAATATTACGGTCTATAATATATTTTTTATCAGTAATCAATTTATAAAAAGATTGATATATACTCTTATAATATTCAGTTTCTTTCCCAGATATAGTAAGCAAGACTTCTTCTGAAAAATGATCTGAGTTTAAAGTTTTATAACTACTCCACAAAAGTTCAATCAGAGGTGATCCACGAGAAACGTACATATTTTGATTCTGATTTAGTAGTAATGACAAAAATGTGCTGCCACTTCTTGGTGTACAAAGCATAATAAATGGATCATTCATTTTATAATATATTCTCCTTAATCTGTTAAATTACCAATAATATCCCACTCATCAGTGGCAACTTTTTTACATACGGCGGATTGCCATTGATATTGAACACGTAATTTACCACCGTCACTATTGACAACTACCCCAGCAGCATTCGCAAACTGAAATGCGGAGTTAGAACCTGTGCGAACAAATAGATATTCAGAACCAACTGGAATTGATTCGGTAGAGTTGGCAGGAATAGTGACACCAACCGTAGTCGAACCCGATGATGTTGTATTAGCGTAATTCAATCGATGATAAAACCCAGCATCAGCAGCCAGAAGTGAATAAGCATTAGAAGTAGTTGTCTTTACTGGTGCACCAAGACGCATTTGATTGGTAGATGTAAAGACGTTATTAGATGCTGTGCCAACAAGAATACCTGTATCCGTAGGAAGAGTCAGAGTAACGTTGCCGGAATAATCAGAATGCGCCGCTGATTGAATTCTAGTTTTATGTGCGTTACTTACTTCACAATAAAAATCAACATATGATGGACTGCCTGTATCACTATAGATTTGAACAGCGCCATTTGAAATATGAACACCAGATGTTGCTCCGGTACTATCGACAGAAACGCCTGCCGCAATAGAATGTGTTGTCTGATCTGTTTTGTTCAGAAAGTTAACAGAGTTTGCAACTTGAAGGCGATCCGCAATTGCTAGATTAGTATTAGCAATTGCTAGATTAGTATTAGCAAGCGCCGCTCGCTCTGTTGATTGAACAGATTGAATATACGAATTCGTATTGGCTAAAGTGCTCTGAAATAACGTATTAGTTACCGCGCCGCTTAAAGAAGATCCATCGCCAAGAGTACTATAAATTTCGTCAAAGTTATCGTTAGTCTTATCAAAACTTGTGCGAATGGAATCGCCCGTTCCATCGTTGGCTACTGTACCAATGTTAACTGTTTGTTTTGACATATTTTCCTCGATGTTTTATTTTCTATTTATATCTGATCCACAGTAAATTCTGTAGAATCTGCTGTAACAAGCGTAGAATCTGATGTTGGAATTTCAGGTGTTGTGCCAGGACGAACCAAACTAAACACACCATTTGATAGTGGTGGACCGCTGTAATCAGGAAAAATTGACATGACCAGATTACTACCGAGACTCGAAACGGCATGTTGTGCATTTGGATTACTTCCATACTGATCAATAATAATCACATCATCGGTTAGTTTTAGACCACGCGAAAGAGCAAGAACGCCTCCAGTTGTCGAATTAGCAAATAGTTCATGAAACCCTGTGTTAGATGCCGCTGGACTTGTAATCAATGAACTTGCGCTGGAAACAGAAACAACCTTCATTATGTTTGACCTATACCCTAACGTATTGGCTAAAACAATCGTATCGTTTGCTTGGAGTGTACCAAAATTAGTTCCACCAAACCCAAGTAAATTATTTGCATTTAAAGGATTTTGTTTCACAAACCCAGGGAATACAAATCCATCTGAAGTAAACGTTGTATTGTTGCCAAAAACAAGTCTATCGCTACCAAAGTCTTTTAATTTAATACCAGAATAAGCTTCAATAGTGTTGGGCACATTATACTTATAACCCTCTGCAATCAACTTGTCTATAGTGTTGGTTGCATTAGCACCAGGAATAAACAAACGACCCACACCGCGTAGATCAGGACCCACAATGACAGTTTCAACATTTGAAATTTGAGGTGTAGTGGCAATTTCAAATTCCACTTCCATATCAAACGAAGTATCGCCGGTTATGGAGCGAACACTAAACGGTGAAATAATCGTTGTTTCACCGAACAACTTTGTGCCAGCCGGATGTAAAAGGTTTAATACTGTCTCTCTATACCGCTCGACAAACTGAGATGACCTAAGAACATAACTGTAGTCTTGGTAGTAAAAACTATCTTGTAATCGCTGATCAGAACTTAATTGACCATGAGTACCGATATATCGACCGGGTTTCTCTTGCAATGCAGCAGCACCACCAGTCACTGTGATTTGTGCTGTGGTTGTTGTTACATCTGAAGTGACTGTTTCGGTATTTGAAAATGTGCCTACAATACTGTTAAGGTATAATTCAGTTACTAATGTACCGCCTTCAACAACTTGGTCAACTTTTTCAACACGACCATAAGCGGACGAACTGTTACCAGTAACAATTTGCCCTTCCATTGCCCCCGCTGTAACTTCACTTAAACCTGTCACGCGAAGATATTTTTCTTCCGTCCATCGACCATCTGAGGTGCGAAGAATAAAGTCCCCGGGATATGTAAAATCAACATCTTCATTATATAACGCGCGAAACAAAAACTTATATGATTTTTCCGTCCCTTTGTTACGATACATCTCGCGGATATGTTTAGCGAGCAATCGCTTGTCGATCAAAGCACTGTCAGGAACATTCTTATAAATTTCCTCACGAAAATATCGCAAGAAATCATTCGTAGTAGTATCGATATCTTGATATCCCAACAGATTTTTAGTGCCATCAACAGCACCGCCATTCTGTTCCATAAACTCATAATACGCTTCAATGAATCGCTGAAGTTTGGGACCTTCCTCTAACACGAAGTCAGGTAACTGCCCCGCTATTAGTGTCGATGTTTTCTTGTCCGCCGCCATTAGTATGTGGTTCCACTAATCGAAGATGAAGTTGTTGTTCCCGAATTCGTAGAACTTGTAGTCAGTGAAGCAACAGAAGACACACCATAATTAGCAATTGCGTTATCGGTCAGAACCGTGGTTGTCGTTCCGTTCGTGGCTACCGCACCAACCGTTGATGTTGTATTGTTAGTGTCATTATCGACGGTTGAAACACTTGCGCCAGAAACAAGAAGAATTTCATTCCGTACACCAAAAATATTACTCTGTCTTGGCTTGATATAAATTGAAATCGCGGTGCCTTCAAACGCGGTAATTAAAGTGTTGAATATCGTAATCAAACCAGTATCATAATTTACTGTGCCGAAATTGGTATCTCTTGTGATTTTGTTTCCTGTAACCAGAATGTAGGTTCTGAGATTACCAAATCCATCGTCTTCTAGATAAACAGTTTCACCGCCGATGGTAAACCCAGAAGAAGAGACCGCACCCAAATGACCGTTATGAGGATGATTTACGGAATTGTTAAATTCAACCTGATATGTATTGATTGCATTTGTAGTTGGAACAAATCTCTTTTCAATTGTAAATCCAATATCACAGGAAACAAAACTGTTATCTGCCGCTCTTAAATTCTCCGATAAATTAGACACATAGAATTTGTTGTCAAAAGTTCCTAGATTATTTCTTTCAAAAGTAATTAAAGCATTCTGAATCCGTGTATTCAATTCGGAGGCAGACAATGATGTTGTCCTTGGATTGTATCTAACTGTAATACTAGGATTGACATACAGGTAAGTTGCATCAACGAATTGTGTTTCGACTGAGACAATACTACGATCTTTTAGTGTAGTTTGAAGCGTGCTTTTACGTGTGGCTGAAATTACAGAACCACTTGTTGGCTTGACACTGATAAAGACCTTACCATAAACAGGAGGTGAGTTTTCTTCACCGCCCCACACACTGATTGCTTGAATATCACCATTCTCCGCAAGAATGATGTTTTTAAAATCATTTGAAGTTACTAATCGATCTTGCGCTTGGAATTTAAATGGTGCGTTGTATTTAATCGATTCAATGGACTCCTGGAAAGCGCCCCCTTGAGCGGCGCTGGTTGTAGTCACATTGAAGTTACCCGAGAACGTATTTGCGCCATTAACAAGAGAACCATTAACAACCCGATAATCAACAATTACGATATTTCCGTCTTTTGGTTTTTTTCCAAAAACATTGTCACCAAAGTATATCTCATATTTGTTATCCTCATTTTCTTGAATGAAGTAAATTTGAGAAACCGAATTAGTTGACGAAACATCGTTATTTAAATTGTAAGTCGAAATCGACGTATTGGAAGACGACTCTTGAATACGAACCGTAAAACTTGTGGTGTCTACATTTTCGTTAGGTAAAATGTATCGAACAGGGTTTGTACTACTAACTGTAAATCTTTGCTGAAGAGGCTCACCTTCAATCAAATTTAAAGAACCTGTAAACGTCCCGTTTGATACAGGAGCAAGGGAAGTTGCCTCAGAGGTAACAAAGGTATAAGACGTTCCATCAATTGTCGTAGTAAACTTTGTGTTAGCATCAACCGTATAGAAACTTGGCGACCCCGGAGGATCAAATGAAACGTCAACAGTAGCCGTAGCTCCGCGCGCTGAACGCGGAATATAATTTAACTGTTTTGCTCTGGAAACGACGCTGTTTCGTAACTGAGCCGAATCAAGAAACATCTCATTACCGACCATGTTCAAATAATACGCATTATAATACGTGTTGTAAGAGAGCAAGTCCAATAACACGGACATGGTAGAACTTTCAAAGTCATAATCAGAAAATTCGTTTTGATCAGAAAGAAACGCTTTTAAATTCGTTTTAATTTGATCGAAGTTAATATCTGAAACTCGAATTGCATTGTTAGCAGCCATTATCGGATTCTTTCGACGGTGAAACTTAATTCGTTAACTGTAGGGTTTTCATTTATATTAAAAAAGATATTTATAAGAACACTATTTAAATCTATGTTTGGTTTAATTTCTACTTCTAAAATATTCACTCTAGGTTCATAAGTTTTTACAGCATCAATAATATCTTCTCTCATATTAATTGAAGTAATTGGACCAAAATTTTCAAATAGGTGAGAAGTAATATTTCCTCCAAACAGAGGATTGAAAAATCTCTCACCTTTATTAGTTAATATTAAATTTCGAATTGCTCTTTTAATTGCTTCTTCGTTTTTTAATACAACAAGTTTTTTAGTGACCGGATGTGATCTAAATGAAAGTCCCAAATCCTTATACACTAAGTCCTTTCTATTAGGATTTATTGCGTTAGATTTATATGCTGCCATTTTACACTCTTTTTCTTTTATTTATTAATCGTTTGGCGTGCTAGTTTCAGCCCCGACCAACCCTGGTGGATCTGTGTGGGTATGAGTTGTCAAACCAATACCGTCTGCAATTACATTCGAACCCCCACCAGACAGATTGATTGTGCTTTGACCACTAGCGGCGAGATTGAAACTCCCATCAACCTTTACGTCCCAATCACCCTTGACATATGTGGTACAATTGTTGTCAATCGTCACATTACACGATCCTTTGATGTACACATTATTATTTTTAAACAAAACCGAATAATTGTCGCCAACCACTCGGGTTACGTTTTGACCATCAGAAGAAATTTCTTTGAAGGTCCCTGACTTATGGTATTCATGAATACGTTCTGCGCCCGGTGTATCATCAATCTCAAAAATATGACCACTTTCTGTCTTGGTCACATGATTATTAGCATACCGTGCGTTGTATGAACTTGCTGGCTCGTTCCAAGAACCACCTGTAGACGTGGGTATGTTTTGACTTCTATTAGATTCTTTCGCTTGTAACAAAGGCGAAACAAATTCATTATCATTACGTGCAAGTCTATCCATATCAGGTTCATTAATAAGTGTTGGAAACACTCCATTAGGATCATTAAACCCGTTTTCAGCGTTTGCGAATTCAGTGGGTACTCCAGGCAACGAACCTAGAACCATAGGTTTTTGTGCGGTGTCACCGTCAAGAAAAAAACCCACAACCCAAGAACCTTCGACAAGACCCGTAGACGAACGACCAATACCACTGATAGAGGCAGAAGTAACCGGTTGCATACATTGCGCCCAAGGCAATGCCTTAGTCGGGAGTCTATCCTTATCATTTGTATGCCAAGAAAAACAACGCACACGAACACGGCCCATTTTCAATGGATCGTCGCGGTCCTCGACCACTCCAAAGAAAAAAATCATATTCATACCAAAAAAGTTATTTTTAATCTTATTAGTCATTTCTCATCTTCCCTGGATAATCATCATCAACATTGATATAGTAACTATCTTTACATATATTTAAAATGG